CTGCCAAGCCGCGATAGATAACATAGACGTTAGCTGTGCCAGATGAGGGCGCGGCGTCAAAGGTCAGGGTCGTACCAGTTGCTGTGTACGACTTGCCAACTCCCGGCTCCTGCTGAATGTTGTTAACAAACACTTCTAGGTCTTCAGGCACGTTTACGGCGCGGTTAAGCGTAAACACGGTCTGCGAACCAGTGCCGTTAAAATACTGACTTGTTGTCTTGGTTAATGCTTGCTGAACTGGAGTGCCTATGTATCCCATTATTTACTCCGGTAAGTTGGCTTCTGCTTCGGCGTTACGCTGCTCGGCGGTCTTAACCCACCCGCGTGTAAATGCGTCAGCCACGATAAGTTCACGAGTAGCTGGAATCTGCACCCCCTCATCTAGCGCACGGTTAGTGTAGATAGATACAATTTCGTCATTGGCAATCCTTGCACGTTCAGTCACTGCGTTCTCAGCCCAATCAGACGGAGACAATGCAGCGTATTCTAAGCCTTTGAACTGAGTATCTGTCAGTTCGATTGTGATTGTTTGTGTCATTGTTTTTACTCCGTTGAGTTAACCGATTAGAAACCCAGTGAATTGAGTTTCATCTGCCCCGCCATAATATTGCAACCCACCACCTGAATATGTAACTTGAATAGAATCGCCGGCGGCTAACGATATCATCGTGGTCATAGAAGATGTTTTATCTCCATCACTATTTCCTTGCATATAAGCATATCCGTGGTTATATGAGCCGTTTACTACGAACCTTGGGTAGCCATCAGCACTTGTGTTGTTATCAAAATAAATATGCAGAGTAAAAAGGTATCGCCCTGCTATTGGCGCAGTAAATAGGTAAGTTGATGTATTGAAATGACCACCTGTATTTACTTTTGCAGAAGTAAAGGGAATTGGACTAGTTGTTTGATAGCCCCCTGAAGCCTGCGCACAAAACGCTGGCTGATACGGCATAGTCACACGGCCTGAACTGTCAATCGCAAGGACATTATTACCGCCACCACTCCCTCCCATTCGGAAGTTATATGATGCTGTGTTGGCGTGACCTATGTAGAATGGAATATTCGGATTAGCACCGAAACCAGTGCCTAGAAAAAAACCCGTGCCATCTTCGCCAACCAGCATTTCTCCTGTTGGCCCTAGGATATAACCTGTTAAGCCAGCGTCTACTTTAATATGCCCACCTACACTAAGTGCTTGGGTTGGGTTGTTATCTCCGATGCCCACCCGATTATTTGTGCTGTCAACAACAAGCGTATTGGTGTCAACTGTGAGGTCGCTATCTACCGTAAGGGAAGCGGACTGATCTACTTGATTTTTTCCGATTTTACTTAGAGCCATCAGGTGATCTCCAGTACAGACAGGGTAACGTCAGCGGCTGATGCCTGTGAAGCTGTCACAGTAATCGAGTCGGCAGCGTTTACAACAATCTTTTGATCTCCACCTACGGCAACAAGAGCGCCCCCAACCGGAACTGGTGCGTCCTTGACGATGTAAACATTATCGCCGTCATTGTTTACAAACTGGATATCTACGGTAATCCCTGTAGACAATATGTTTGCCACGTTCATGCCGATAACTGTTGTTTCTGTGCTGGCGGGGCAAGTGTATATGGTGGCTGCGCTTGTCCCAACCGCCGTGTCTGTTACTGTTTTAAATGTATTTGCCATTTCTTACCCCAATGCTATCGCAAACGCCAGCGAGTTATCCGTGAAGTTCACAGGGGTGCCGGTTGCATCGTTAAATATCATCTTCTCTGATGGCATCGTACAAAAAATTGTACGAGTGCCTGCTGTCCAGTTAATCTTTTCGTCACCAATAGTCAGCGCCACATCGTCTGCTAGTGTTACAGCAGTATCCAGCACAATGCTTGTCTGGCTGTTTACCGTGGCGATAGTAACAACACCTGATATGCCCGTGCCACGCACACGCTGACCCACCGTTAAAGTGCCGCCTTGCACATTGTCCACAGTCACAGAGGCTGAAGCACTAACCGCGCCGTTTACATCTGCTGTAATCTTTGTGCTGCTGCTTTCAAAAATTGTGTCTCGTGACAGGGTTGTGCCGGACAAAGTGTATGTGCCAATGCCAACCTCAAAGTCCGTGCCATCCGTACAGGAGTAGTAGGTGGTGTTAGAATCACCTACATCGGCAAAAGAATCAAAACCAGTCACGGCACCGGCAAGAGTTAACGTGCCAGTGCCTGTGGTGGTTGTTGTTTCTTTAACACGGTCTTTGATTACAAGAGCCATATTACTTCAACTCGATGCTCAAGTTACCTGCGTTAATACGGAAGATATCTCCTACAGCCAGTGTTTTGTTTGCGTCTAATGCACCGACAAACAGGATGTTCGACCCGTCAAATGTAAGCACAGCATCATCTGCAAGTGTGACCGCTGTGTCTAACACAATGCTTGTCTGTGAGTTTACTGTAGCTACACGAACCACGCCGCTTGCTGCACCAGTAATACCTGTTCCAGTTACCACATCGCCTACAACAACTGTTCCGCTGTTGCCGTCCAAAGTTACGGAGGTCGATGCTGAAACAGCGCCATTCACACTAGCTGTTGCGATATTTTTATCCGCTACAAAAGCGTGAGTTACGGTATAAGCACTAGCCAAACCTGAAGCCGCTGGGTACTCAATGTTATCATCGTTAATAACACGCTGGGCGTCAGAAACAGCAACGTCAGAAACAGAGTGTGCATAATCTGTTGTTCCAGATACACCGCGTGTACAACCTGTCAGGGTATTTGTGCCATCAAAGTTAAGGGCTACATCATCCGACAAGGTAACTGCTGTGTCCAAAACAATAGCGTTCTGGTTTGTTACTGTAGCTACACGAACTGTGCCAACAATACCTGTGCCAGTTACAACCATACCAACAGTAATTGTACCGCTGTTGCCATCAACTGCTACGTTAGTAGAAGAGCTAACTGCACCGTTTACATCGGCAGTGGCAGTGGCGTCCTTGCCAGTGTATGTGATAATCTCATCGTCAATCGTTACCGAACCAGCGGCAGGAAAGGCCTCTGCGTCAGTCAGAATTAATTCTGTATCACCCTGCGCGAAAGCTACCGCTACAGTTGTGGTTGATTGTTTCCACCCTGCTGCGTTGACTTGCTGTCGTGTATAGTTAGCGTCATCTGTGTCAACCTGTACTTCGGTGACCTTCTGACCTTCCGCGTCCGTTGCTGCGGTTGCCAAGCCGACATAAATGCTGTTACCCGGCGAAGCAAAGGAAAGAGAATCATTCTTGAACAAATAGTCCAGAATTCTCCTTTCCAGATAGGTGGTTGCTGCGTTTGATGTTGCCATCGTTCCTTACTCCTGTTTAAGTGCGTGGCCTATCAGGTAGACCTCTCCTGTAGGCATCGCTATTCTCTCTAGCTTCCGCCAAATCTTTCAGCCGCTGTACTTCTTGCCCGAAACGCTGTTCGTACAACTGCATCATGTCTTGCTCACCTTTCATGTAAGTATACGCTTCAACTAACGAGCCGTAAAGCAGCGCGTTTGGTGCATTCTTACTAAGCCAACTAGTGGCGGAACCCGCGCCAGCGGTGAGACTTGCCGGGCGGTAATAGTAATGAAGTTCTACATCATATGTAAGATTTGGGGAGGGACCCAAAATAAAATTATCTACGTCAAAAATGCTATAATACTTGGGGGTCGCGGTGCTTCCGTAATCCTGACTGTACCGTTGAACAAAATTTACATCTTTGAACTCAAGAAAATCCTCGTAGTTAGCTGTGGTTATTTGCAAGGAAAACGGTGCCAAGTAATCAACCGGGACATTCAGGTATGGATCCCCAACAGTCAACTGAGAGACTGCGTTTTTGCGGAATAACTCAAGATCAACAAGTGTAAAGATGCGGTCTTCTGCGCCGCGAATAAAAATAGGCAGGTTTGCTACGAATGATGTTTCAGTGTTTTCAGTAAAATCCTGAATAGCCGTTTGTAGTTGTGTATATGTAAAACTCATTTATACCACCAATGTCACCGGGCCTGCGGTAGCCGTTCCACCGCCCCCACGTTGATTCCCTGTTGTAGCAGTTCCTGACGCTGCGGTAAATGTATAGCTACTTGTTGTAACAACTGTTATAACATACCCCGTTGCTTGCTCAATCACCGTTTTTGTAAATCCATCGAAACCAGCAGCATCCCGAAAGCGCACAATATTGCCCGTTGTTCTACCGTGACTTTTTTCAAACACAGTAATTACAGCCGTACCTTGAGCGCCACTTTGAAAAGGGTTCAGCGGTAGGAGGGACTCTACCGCTGATTCTGTTCGTTGGTCTGGGCGTGGCTCAAACAATGCCTGCGGATCTGGGCCCGGGCTAATTGGTTCTAACTGCTCATGCTTTGGCTCATACTCATCTGGGCCTACCTTAAGACCATTCCACTCTTTCACCATTTCAGCCAAACGATACCGGAACCCGGATCGATCCGAGACACCCCAAGCATTTTTCCCAGACGCATATTTTGCCATTAATTAACTCGCAAGTACTGTATGCTTGGTTGTAGTTTTAGTGGTACGCGGTCCTCATCTTCGGCTGCCGCGCGTTGGAATTCTTCTTCGTACACAGCCTTCAAAAGCTGTACCCGTTCTGGAGCTTTTTTCATAGCAACATAGTATGCCAAGCCAGAAATCATACAAGGTAAAAACCGGAATGGAGCATCTGCCGTATTTACCAGAGTATCTACATCCTGAATTCTTTTAATATAGTAATACACAAGCGTGTCCGTCGAGCTATCTGGTGTTGCCCAAAGAGTAATCTGCGGTAATGTTTGACGGTCAAAAAAGTACTGGCTTGGCCGACCTGTAGAAGTTTTGTTGGGTAAAGTCAAATACTCGCCGCGTGACATGCGACCCAACTCATAATCTGTCCCGCTTCTGCGAAGCACAACTTCTAAAAGATCTGTATAGTCCGCCGTAAATGTATAGGTTGCTGTACCTGAAGTAAGAGCTTGTGTGCCCTGCTTTACGGTCCAAAGGTTAATACCACGGTTGGCCCACTCAGCGAACATTAAGTTCATAGACCGCCGAGCAGATTTAAAGTCATAACCTGTGCGGGCTTCAATGCCACACCGCTCATACGCCTCTTCTATAATTTCTGCGACATTTAGGTCAAAGTTAGTTGAACCCGAGGTTGCCATTTACTTTTTCCTTCTTAAGGGTTTAACGCGCCTTGGTTTTCCTGCCGGCTGCCCAAGACTTTTCTTCTGCGATATTCTACTACGTTTTTCAGCGCTTGTCATTTCTGATGATGTCTTAGGGGTCTTAGCAGAAACGCGCTTGGAGGGGCGGCAATATGGAGTACCCCGTTTCTCTCCTTTGCTACGCCCACACGCTTTCCCGGTGCGAACATCCTTCCATTCTTCTTTGAACCATCTCTTAAGGGCCGCTCCCTTTTTAGTCTTTCGTACTGCCATATTTTATCCATATCTACAAAATAACTGTAAACAGAAGTATAAAGAAACCAATCGTCGCAACAACAACTGTAGAAACAAGCACAATCTGTTTTATTAGTTCTTCAAATTCTCTTGCCTCTTGTAGCTTTTGCCGTCTTGCTTCTGCGGCTGCTTCCTTTGCTTGTTGTATGCGTTTCTGTCGTTCCTCTAAAATACCTTTCCAAGTCCCCGGGCCGAATCTCATATCCACCATAGTAGCCACCTCTTGTAGTTTTTCAGCGGCTATCTTCGCGTCTATGACTTCACGAGCTACACTATCTACACCAAATTGATCGGTTATTCCTACGCCGGATTTTTTATTTCTGGCTTCGTTAACCTGCTTCTGCCCCGTAAACAAAGCATCAATCTGATGAGCTATATCACCTATATCATTGGCAGTTCCTATTACAGACTTTATACCATCAACAGCGCTTTTAACTAAAGCAATCCCTGCTAACGCTGTCGAAATTGGTTCCATATCTACCTCTTTGGTATAGGTTTACAAATAGCTACTATTTTTGCACTCCTTCCGTCAGTGATGGGAACCGATGGTTGTTGTGATAACCGTTCAGCAAAATAGATACACCGATCTATGTCTACGAACCGCTGCGTTTGATCTATTAATTGACTCCCCAAGTAAACTGTTAATAAAAATTCTACCAAGGTTTTAAGCTCACTGAGCCGCTATCAATATACCTTGGTTGTTCTGTACTTGTAGGTTCCGCCTGCTGCTTTCTTTGTTTTGTTGCCCCAGTTGGCTGCACCGACTTTACGGCACTTGGCGATTGCCCCGCTTGCATACGCTGACGGGAAGACCTTATAACGGCGCTTAACTTTGCTGTAACATGCATCCTTCGATCCACCTTTACTTACTTGCTTGGACATCGAACCTCGCGAGATTGCCATTTTTCTTCTCCAAAAAATCACCCCACAAGACAGTTAGTATCTCGTGGTTTTTGTCTACCTTCACAGCAATAACCGCCGTGTCAGTCTTTAAATCCATAATTGAAACACCCAGCCAGCCTAGAAAAGCCAACATTGCACCGGCAATAATTTTGTTGTCCATTAGCACTTCCATCTTCTTCTAGCAGCGCAGATGCGCTTCTTGGGGGTTTTGCTACAGTTTACGTTATGCATCTTCATCTGACCTGCTGATCTTGCACAGTAAGACTTCTTACGCTTACCACCACCCGGCTGTGGTGCTTTTAGTTTCGAGCCTGTGGCTCGGTTATACTTAGCCCGGCCTTTTGCCGTTAATCCAGCACCTCTAGATGCTGGCAGCTTTTCGCCACGCTTAACTGATAGATTAACAGATTTCTTCTTTCTTGTCGCCATTACAACCTACCGTTATTTTGTATGTGGATGAATTCCATTGACGCGGAAACATTAAAGTCAACAGATCCAGAAGAGGAAAACGCCCTCATCTCCAAGTCTGTTTTTTCTGTAAACTTTAACGGGAAAGTATAAAATTGTTCGTGTGCGCCATCTGTAATAGTAAATCTTTCTTTTATCTGGAAGACTTCTTCGTATGGCCTAGCAACAAGACTAGCATTCAGAATAGCGGGTGTCTGAGTTGACGTACCTGTAGATAAAGACATTTTTGTAAGAAACGCTGTATATCCTGCGGGAACTGTCCAAAGACCCATCAATGTTTGATTATCGCCATCACCATTGATGGTAAGATAGATATTAACGGGGACTCCAGCGGTCACTGTGCCTGTTCCTGCGTAAATTGTACCAGCATTTGCGCCACCACTACCTGCGCTGCGAACAATACCGCGATTTATCCGTAGGTAAGATTTTGTGGTGTTAACAGCAGTTTGCCCATTCAGTGTGACAACTTCGTTTATTTCGTTGTAATCCGCATCTAGGCCAAAAACTTCTACTGTTCTTGCACCAGTTCCTGCGGCAGTGTCATTAGC